AATTTTTTCTTAAACCCATGAGCATCAACAGTGCCTCTTCCTGGTAGAATACTAATTCTAATAAAAGAAGTAGTAGTATCTATTGCTCCACTATAGTTGGCAGGATATGCTTTATATCCAGTTGTTGTCCATGCGCTTGAAGCGAATAAACCATATATGTCTGACTTTAAATTACTATACATATTCATATTATACTCCTGCTAATGAGAGTACAACAACAAACTCGTCTTTTGAAATAACATTACAACCATATTCTACACCACTAACGGTTACCCGAGAGTAGCTATCGAAGTTAATTGTAGGATTACTCTTAATTGTGAGCGAAGTTGTAGTCACAGGAATACCAGACTCAAAAGATTTACTAGTACCTAGAAAACCTTGAGCAGTATATGTCTGATCCGTTTTTACAATCGAACCAGTGGTAAAATTAAATCCACTGACGATCTTATTGTCAAAAGTAGCCGTTACCGAAAGATCCTTTAATTTCTCAAAGGCAGTATCTACGGATTGTTGCACTTTTGATTTTAGCGACATTAATTCGCCCTCCACCATTGGGTAGAACCTTGATTAACAATTAGTGGTTTAAGATATTTTCTCACTAGGTTAGGAACCGTTGGTGTCCTAGTAGTATCATTGTTACTATCTTTTAATGTGATAGTACCAATAGAAATTTCTTCAAAATTCTGTGATTTATTATCTAACAAATTTTCATTTGAAAGTAAGTGATGCGCCATTTCAAGAACAGCCATCTTTAATCTCTTTGGAATTTCAGATTCACTAAACGTAATCTCTTGTCCTAACTTAGGATCAAAAGTCGATGCCCCTTTACGAGGCCATGCAAGACTCTGTGTGGAACTGACAGCAACACCAATAAATTGATTTTCATCAAGTAAAAGAGTTGCAGTCACTAATGCTGACTCTTGGTCGTCATCTTGAGCATTTAACCATGCACCCGCATCAATGCGAGTATCAAAGTATGCATCAGCTTCGACCATAGTTACATATGTGTTTGTACCTAGGACTAGTGCCATCAGTTCCTCCTAATGGATTAAGCGTGGAGAATAGGTAGAATACCTAAGTTCAATGCACTCATCTTACGTGCCCATGAACCAGCGGTTGCATAAGCAGTGTTAGTAGCGAAGGCATTAGTAGCGCCAGCCCAGTCATAACCCATTGGATGAGCTACGAAGCCATAACGATACCAGATAGATGTAGAACCACCACCAGTATAAGAGGCAGCAGAACGATCAACTTCAACAGGTGTAGGTACAGCAATGTTTGTAAAGCTGATAGAACCTGGCTTGCAAATGAATGTAGTCTTTGTAGACTGGTCATTTACGTTAGCAGAAGCAGAGAGGTCACCTTGGGCAACACGGCTCAAGATCAAACGGAACTTACCACCGAATACGGTTTGGAATGTTAAGTTACCATCAGTAACAGTTGTTACGTCAACTAAGTTAGCAGCACGGAGTTCAGCCAATACTTCAGGTGAAGTAATCATGTACATGAAATCAGGCTCATAGTCCTTAAATGCCATGCCAAGAGCTTGGAATAAACGTTGACCACGGGCAGCACCAATAGCTGTAGCGTCAAATAGTTTACGAGCATCAGAGGCAGAAGTTGCAGCGGCAGCACCGAATACACCAGCAGCGTTGATGTCAACGAAGTTACCAGTTGTAGAGCCATCAGCGTCTGTAGAATAGGCAACTAAGCCAGCACCACGAGAAACTTCATAAGCGGCTACGCCTTTGAGTGTAGACACAATAGCGTCAGACTCATCTTGTGCACGTACTTCAGAGAAGTCACGAGCAATTTTAGCAAGACCGTCTTGTTGAGAAACGATTTGCTGGAGGTTAACTTGTTGTGAACCGAATGTACGAACTGTCTTGATGTAGTCAGCGATTTCGGTTGATACGTCAGTATAGTTACCTTCGTTAGCAGAAGACAAGCTAGCAACGTTAATATTCGCTGCTAGGGGTTTGTACCAGCGCATTTGACCAATGAAGCTCTCGCCTGTTGGGTCAATACGGGCATCAGTACCAACGATACCAGTAGCGTTTAGCTTCTTGGCGTTTGTGTACATTTCATCAGCATATGCAGAAATAGCAATAGCTACGTTTTGGAACATTGTATGATTAATCATTTAAAAAATCTCCTATGATTTTAAAGGGTAAAATTACCTAATTTACCTCCTGCAGCAAGTGCTAACACTTCTTCAGTAGTCATTTCAGTAATCTTTTTATTGGGATCGAGTTTGGGAGTACCGTTCATATTGTTACCACCACCCCCTGAATTAGATTTAGGTTTAAATAGGAAAGAATTATCATCATTCTTTACATATTGTCCTACAAAATCCTTGATTGATACACCAGATTTGTGAATCCATGCACCAGTCTCTGGATCTTGGATGAGTTGATCGATAATATCACGATAAGCCATTTGGCTAGATCGGTCATTACGGAAATCAAGACCAGTTAATGCATTGCGAACAGCACCATCACGGGTGAGTTCAGTTACCTTACCTTCGGCTAACGCAAGCTTTTCAGTGAGTTCTGCGAGCTTCATCTCAGCAACTTCTTTATGCTTACCTTCGTCCTCTAAAGCTTTCATCTTACGCTGTTTAGCTTCATCTTCCAAACGAACACGCTCTTTAACAGCATTGTCTCGCTCTTGATATGCTTTATCTAAACTTAGTTTGATCTTAGAAAGACGCTCTTCAACCATACGATTGATCATGTCTTCTGTGTCTTTATTGTTAGCGCCACCACCAGCATTATCAACCTGATCAGCTTGAAACTCTGGGTTAAGTGTGGTACCATCATCGAGGAACTCTTTGTTTCCGAACTTATCTACTTTCATCTTTATTTTCCTTTGGCACAGCCATTTAATTATTTAATTTTTTAGGGTTTAGTTACAAACGTAAACTCTTACGGTCCAATACCATACCAATCCATTCCTCTAGGAATAGGAGCTAGTATATCTTTTCTCGTAATTTTGTTTCGAGGATTTATTAAGCCATCCTCAATAGCCTTTTGTCTTAAAGAGTTATAGGTTGTTCTTGACAACCCTTCTTCTCTAAGAGCAAGTAAAGTTTTCTCTATTGTATTACCTTCAAGAGCATCCGCATAGATTTCTCTAAGGGCTGTCTTGGACTTAGCTGCTTGTCCAATGTTGGTAAAGAAAGCATCATGAATCGTAGCGGTTTCAACACCATTTCTACGACCCCATAAATGGAATCTTCTCACAATAGAAGCATCATTCATATGGTTGCCATTAACACCCATACCAATACCTGCTCTCATTAAACTTGATTTTCCTAGAAGTGAAGCATCTTCTGCTCGATCTTCGTAAATATTACGGACCATCCTATTAGCCTCTTTGTCATAGAACTCAATGCTAGTTTGGATTTTAGGTCTGTATCTCTGGTATAAAGTCTTACCGTCAAATGTTACCCAAGGTACATCGACCTTCTGAGTTTCATCAACGTAAGCTTTAGCAGCTTCTTTCCAGAATTGTACGAATTTTTGAGTTACTGGTGCTCTCTCAGCCAATCTACGAGACATGATCTCTGATACGGCCTTGAAGTCTTGTGGTCCAATTAGACCCTTCCGAGCATTCATTAACTTATCGACAAACGCCTCTACGTCTGGGTGAGAATCACGGGCATGTGATAAAAGTTCTTGCCCCACAGGGGTTTCACCTTCAACAACCTCGTTCAACTCACGTTTTAATTGTTTAAGACCAAATACAACATTATCAGCACCAAGCTTATCTGCCTCTTTGATCTTTGCATCTATAATATTAGTTACACCACGAAGTTCTTCACGGGTAACAACAGTATATCCTTTTGTCTCTAATACTGAAGCAAATTTAGCCTCAATATTAGCCGCCTGTGTTGCCTTACCAGCACCATAGAAAGAAACCATGTTCTGAGCCTTAGCAGCCTTTTGGAGATCAGTCCATTGAACGTTAGCTTCTCTTAACCCTTGTATCTTTTGAAACTCTGGATCAGACACTGTATCCATAGCCACTAAGTCATACAAACGATTCTTCTGGAGTGTGGGTAACACATTTGAGTTGATTGAAATATCTCTATCACCTGTACTTAGACCAATAATCTGAGCACCAGAGGATGAAGCATCATTCTCAATCATTAATTTTGTTTTATAAGTTGATAACTTTTTCACGTCAGTAAAGTCACCATTCACATGATCATATATCCTAGCGTATTCAATAGCTAGTCTAGAGATCTTCGGAATTTCTTCAGCTTCTTGAGAACGGATAATAGGGTGTTCTAAGAAATCTCGAATACGCCTATCACGTTGAGTTGTCTCTCGCATAAGCCTACCAAGACTTAAGATATCTTTTTGATTCCTCATAAAGATTTCCATTCGACCTGCTTGTGTTAATGCCTCTGTAGCTGGACCTATCATAGAGCCAGTTTGAATCATTAACTCCTGAACAATTTCAGGTGTAACGGCCTCTGCCTTAGCAGTATTTAAGAATGGACGAACAACTTCACCTCCAGTAGGTGTTAAAAATCCCTGATAGTAAACACGACCACGTCCGTCAATATTAGCAACTACGCTAAATGGTTTTCCTGTATCTCTATGAAACTTTACAGTTTGCATAAAGCTATAACCTTGATCACCACGAGTTAAAATAAGTTTTCTAAAATCATTTAAGTCATCGTACTTCTTTACATTCCCACGGGGATCTCTAAAGCGTACAACATCCTCCATAAATCCAGCATACTCATTATCAATCTCATATTTAACTGACATAGTGTGATTAAGCATATCAGCAAAATCTTTATCAATTAATAGTTTATCGTAGTTAGCATTAGCCCTACGAGTAATAACAGTAATACCTGTATTTTTACCTCTAGCATCAAAATAAGTTTTCTCGCCTGGTCTTACATAGAGTTTATCTCTATCATTAATAATACCAATGCGTTGACTTACAATTAATGCTCGATTAGTTCTTTGTAGTTCTAGCATGTCTTTGTCTAATATCTGTACCTCACGGCTAACAGTATCTCTCCAAGGACCACTAGCACGTCCTGTCTCTAAGTCTACAACTGAGCGTCTAGTCTTACCCCGTTTAACAACTCGAATATAACCCGAGTCCTTTAAAGCAGTAAGTATCTCAGAACCATCTTCATGATAGTCCTTCAATGTTGGTTTAAAGAACGGGAAGT